TTTACTTTCTTTTCGTCTAAATCTTCTTCACTATCATATCCAGGTATGTTGTAGAAGCCCATATTTTCTAATTCAGAAGAACTAAATTCTTTAGAAAGTTTAGTTCTAAATTCCGGTACACTACCAATCCATTCTATCATTCCTTCTGTAGCTCCTGGGTTATCATTTAAAAATTCATCTAAATCATCATACCCTAAAGCGCCTGCTATCGTATCCATATTTGACTGGCCATAAAATCCTTCTCTAACAAAATTTCTATCTGTTGATTCAGACATCTGTCTAATAGTTGAAGCTATTTCTTTCTTATGGTCTTTTAAATATTCACTAGCTTCTTGTTTATTGCCATTTTTTAGTGCATCCATTGCACCATTAAGATGAACATTCTCTCTATGATAATTTACATCCTCAAAAGAATCGTAAATTTTTTGCATCATAGAAAGAGGAGTATTAATTCTAATCTTTAAAGCTGCTTTTAACATACCAGAATAGTCAAATTCTTCTGACCAATGATCTCCTGGTTCATATGGATTAATACGAGCTGAATTATCTTTCCCGTAATTTTTTACTTGATCCATAAATTCATCAGACATTTTTTCATTAGTAGCTCTTAATTTACTTTTATCTCTGCCTTTAAATCTAGAAGGTTCTGATTCTATTTCTTTCTCTCCTCTCCTGTTATACCCGCGTAATTCATTATACATGTCAAGTTCTTCTTCCTCAACTTTATTTCCTTTTAAGTCTATAGCATAAGAATACATTTCTTTTGGTTCGTCTCCATCTCCATAGTCTGAGTATATCCCACCGTTAATATAGTATCCGTTAGAGTACTTTTCTATTGAATATATTCTACCTTCTCCATAAGGATCGGGAACTCCTTTTTCATATGTTTTACCACCTACAGTAAGCTTTTTTAATTTTTTACCATCTTTAATAGTATTATTTTCTTCACTTGTAAAACGAGTTGGGTCCATACTATCTCTATTAACAGCATCGTATTCGTCATAGTTCATCCATACATCTTCAATATCGTAAGCATCTATATCTCCAGAAAATAAATCGTCTTTGTGAGTCTTAATAAAATCTATAGCATCATCATTATCTACTTTATGTCCTGAATCTGGGTGACCTGTAATGGTTAGAAAGTCAATAACTTTTCTCATAGCCATTTTTCTATCGTGGTTTGAAGCTCTTACTCCGTACTCTTTTCCATCGTCACCCATTTTAGTAACTCCTGGTTCAGTAGGAATAGCATCTGCTTCAGATACATCTTCTTTTTTCTTTTTCTTCTTCTTTTCAATTGCTTTTTTAAGAGCAGGAGGAAGTTCGCCTTCTTTTAACTCAGCTTTTTTCATTGAGTTAAATACATCTTGCTTAGCTTCTCCTCTTTTAACTTCTACTTCCTTATCATTCTTACTCACCTTCGAAGATTCGCCGGCAATTAAGTTATAATAATGTAAAGGATCTTTTCTAAGATTTTTAACCGCTTTAGTTTTAGCTTTAGATTGATCTTCACCTGAAATGGTCTCTTGAGACATTAAGCCCATAGCTTCAAGTTCTATATCGATTGCTCTTTTTAATGAATCATCAGAGAATTTAGAAACATCTGCTGCTTCTTTAGCTTCTTTAGTTTCATGTAGAATGTTATAATTTTTTAAGATTTGTACAGTATCGTCATACCCGTTTGCTGGGGATACGAATTGAGGCCAAGCTAGTTTCATTTGTCTAACAAATTCACTCTTGTCCATAATGCCTTCGTTTACGGCTCTATATTTTTCTGTTGCGGTTACTTGTCTCATAAGTAGTCAATCAATTTAGTATGTGATGGTCGGCTTGGGCGTTCTTGCTTCTTCCAACCTAATTTAGTCAATGTCTTTTTTGCTCGACTATTCTTACCAAATGCTTTTGGGGTGGCATACTGTGCTCCATCTCCTGGAGTCATAGATGCACCTCCTACACTTGTAACGTTAGCTTCGTCAAGCTCTAGCATTACTTCTTTTACTAACTGAACTAAGTCAGATCTCTTCATTTTAAAGAGTCTTTAATTCATTTACTAAATCGTAGTACTGCATTAAATTTACTAGGTGATTATCTGTTATTCTATCTTTCTTAGATATTGGCGATATTGCCTTAGATACTTCATCTAGCTTAATTTTTACTACTTCGTCTTTAACTCTCGTAGATAACCTAGCAACGGTTTTACTTATTTTAATAAGTTCTTCGTTAACTATATTTCGTAAACGTGTTTGAGAGTTTACAGAAGTAATAAATTCTTTTAATATGTTCTTTTGCTCTGGGAGTAAATCTTTATAATTTTGATTAAACTTTTCCAGTAATATTTTAAAAGTTAGAAGCTTTAGATCTTTATCATACTTAGAGTATTCTTCTATTAAAGTATCTTTAACTTCATCTTTGTTTTGTTTCTTAGTTGTTAAATGTTCTAATAATGTAGACTTATAATTAACTAAGTATTGAGGATCTATAACATTGTTATTATTCTGAGCCTCTAGTAAACAGTATAGGGAAGCTAATGCTTTGTAATCAGGAGTTTGTATACCGAAAAATTCTTCTACTTTATAATTTTCTTTAATATCAGAGATTAAATCATATTTCTGCTTTTTAAGCGTTCTTTGATTAATCTTTCTTGATACCTCAGTAATAGTAGCAAGGATTGTTTCTGCCTTATTTTGACCGATTCCTTTATTTTTTAGAATGAATTCATATAATTTAAATTCTCTTACTAAAGATGTTTTACCTGTGAAGTGCTTCTTAATTATAGAAACTGCTTTAGAGTCTTTATTACTTAAAGTATCAGCTGCAATTTGTTTAACAAGCAGTTCAAAGATAAGGCCGGTATTTTTATACTTTGAATGTTTTATTTTCATTATACACGTTTACTATATATAAATATGCTTTAGTTACCTAAATCTTTAATATTATCTTCTCTAAGTAAGTTAGATTCGTCTTTCTTAGATTTTTTAAAGACAATATCTTTTAGCATATCTTTATTTTTATGGTATACCGAGTTAGTAGCTTGGTTTTCCATTACATTATCGTTGTCCGAAGGATAGCCACCATGCATACCATGCTGACCTAAAGGATCACGTCCTCCTAGGGCATCATTGGTTCCGTATACAGAAGCTTTTTCAGTTGGTCTCCCACCTTCAGGTCCTGGTTGACCCCAGTCAGGTGTATCATCTACCTCTGCGTATCCTGCGGGTAGTTCACTTTGATCACCTCCTTTAGGTGTAGCTACTGATCTTCTACCGTACATAGAAGCTAAATCGTGAGGAGTACCATAAGTAGTACCAGATTTAGCAGGATCGTTTCCTTCTCCTTCTATCTGTGCTATTCTAAATGCTCTCTTAGTATCTTCTCTAACTAATTCTCTCATTTCCATATACTGGTCTTCAGAGAAATTAAAGATATTTTCATAAATATAGTCTGTAGAGAACATTTTAGTATCTTTCATTTGAGCAGCTAAATCTACTTTTTCTTTAAGTAAAGCAACTTTCTCTTGTTCAAAGATAATTGATGGTGTAGATAACTTAACTTCAAAGTTAGTTAACGACTCTCCTGTAAAACCTTGTGTGTATAAATGTACTAGTGCAATCTTAGTTAATTCAGATTCTAGTATTTTTTGTATTCTTTCTACTGTTCTAGCAAATCGAATATCTTCTGCTGCTAAGGTAGCTTTACCACTAAGATCTCCTTCATATCCAAAGTATGCTTTAGGTATCTTTAATGCAGCAAATAACTTAGACTGTAAGTACTGAACGTCTGTAGTACCGTCATAATCTAATCCTTTAGTAGTTTCTATTCTAGTTGATGTATCTCCTCCTCTAACTGGTAGATAGAAGTCTTCCATCATATTCTGCATGTTAAACTTTAAATTATACTCTCCAGTATTTTGATCAACATACGGTGTCTTTTTCATAGTGTTGATAGTCTTCTGCATAAACTGATCAACTTCTGTAGGAGGTATAGATCCTACATTAATATAGAACATTCTCTTTTCAGGTGCTCTCATTATACGATGTATTAACATCGCATCTTCCATTAAATTAACTTGTTTGTATATTTTACGCCCTGGTTCTAGATAAGATCTACCGTAGGGTAAATATGAAGTATCAGATAGTAATCTAAAATGAGCTATCTCGTAATTATCAAAAACAACAGCTTTTGAATTACTCTTTTTTCTATAGTTAGGATCTGCTGCTGCAGTAATTCCATCTGGTTCAAGTTGATATACTACTTTTGAAGGATTATCTGGGTCATTTCCTTCATGTCTAATCATATGATAGACTGTATAAGGTAACACGTTATATACTCCGAACTTCTCTGCTATTTCAAGCTTTAAGAAAAAGTCTCCGTATTTAAGCATATTACGTGTCCACGACCATAAGTTAAACTGTATGTTTAATACGTCGTAGAAAAGATTGTATAATACTCTCTGTATATTTTCATCTGATGATTTAATTGATACTATTTCATTCTGATCATTTTTAATAGTAGCTTCATCAGCTATTATATCTAATGCAGATGCTATAATAGGATCTGTGTCCATTGCCTCGTAATCAGCATATAATTGGACTCTTAATGTTTGATAATTTAAATTGGGGTTATATATGTTTCTATTATTGAACATATAAAGCCTGTTGAATCTGTCAACTAGTGAATTAGTTTCATATTTTCCTGTTCTCTGTATAGAGTTAACGTCAGCAACTTTTAATTCGTCGCCACCAATATTACGTATAACTACGTCGTTGGAAAATAATCTCCTTAATCTACCAAATAATGAAGTATCCGCCATAGGATATTAATTTATATATAAATAGTTCTATTTAAGTAACCAAGAGATATCTTCTTTGCCTCCTGGTGTTTCTATAAGATAAGGATTATTTTGCTGACTACCAACTGATTTGATGATTGCTTTGTTCTGTGCATTTAAATTAGTAAATGAAGATAGTTGTGCTCTAGCTAAATCTATTCCTTGTTGTCTCAATTTTAATGCTGTATCTCTAACATATAGTGCTGTTGCACAGGATATTAGTAAATCATCATTATATCTTACCTGAGCTTGTGGTTTTCCATTTTTCCAAACAAAAACTCTCATTTCACCCATTAGTCTTTTAGATTGAATAATAACTGATTTCTCTCTAATATACTCAATCATCTTAGCTACTACTAAAGGTCGAGTTCTCATCGACATAGTAAAGCCGGGTACTAGTTTGTCTCTCTCATACTTGTGCATATATGATTCTACTGATTCCATTTGAGAGGTAGAACTATAGTAGAGATTCTTATACTCACGTGTTAACACTTGTTCTATTGTAGCCCATCCTATATTAGCATTTTCTATTACTAATAGTGCATCATTATATTCTGATGCAATTCCTACTAGTACATTACCGTACTCTTTAGGGGATATCTTACCTTTATATTCTGCTACTTGTGTACAGCTTTCTATTTCAAATACGTGGAATGCGGAATAATCTTGACTATCACCTCTAGCTACATCGGCAACTACCATATAAGATTTACTATAATCAACTCCTTCCCAAACCCATAAGTTTCCATCTACTCCCCTTCTCTCTAAAGGATCTTTTTCATATGTTTTTTCATAGAATAACATATCTTCAGGTTCAAAAACAGTATCACCAGAAGCTAAGAAATCACAATCACATTCCTGTCCTGCCATACGAGGACCTAAATCTGCATCTTGTTGATCTCTCCATTCTTGATCTCTTTCAGGATGTACTGTCCAAGGTAGTTTAACTGGTACGAATGAGTTTTCACCTGATTCAGCTTTTTCCCATGTCTGATGGAACCAATTACCTATACCGTTAGGAGTAGATAAGGCCATACATTGCCCTCCGGTAGCTAACGTCTGTTGTGCAGCTGCAAAGGTTTCATCAATGTTATCTATAAAGGCTGCCTCATCTATTAACAGTAATGATACTGCTTCTGAACGAGCTGCATCTGCATTAGATGATTTTGCTGTAATTTTAGATCCGTTTTTTAGTCTAAGAGATAGTTTATTTTTTTCAACTGCAGTTAATCTCAGCCATCTTGGCAATTGATCATACATAAACATAGTTTTAGTAACTAGGTTTCTTGCAGTTGCTTGAGTAGTAGCTAAAGCTAATACATTCTTATCTTTATGAAATAACATTAGCCATAATGAATAAGCTGATGCAAGTGTAGATATTCCTAACTGTCTTGATTTTAGGGTTATTAAGTATTGATTATCTCTAAATAAATGTAATACTTTCTCCTGAAATGGGTATAGGGCAAATAAGATCCTTCCACGAGTTGGATGCTGTATGTGGCAGTACTTTTTCATAAAGTACGCCGGATCTTTAGCACACTTAATATATTCTTGTGCTATTATTTTTTTTATATCTTGTGCCATAACTAAATAGGTTTATAGTCCGCCATTAAATGTGTTGGCGCTATTCCTCCTTGTTTATTTCTTATATTAACAGTCATTCTATACTTTCCGGTAGAGAATTTGACATTAACTCTTTTTGCTACTCCTCCTGATCCACCGTATTCAATAAGTACACCAGAGGTAGGTTTAGCAGCATCTTTAGCATATTTTTCGTCAATTAAAAAGAAATCGTACTTTCCACTATCTGAGCCTTTAAGCATGTAGTAGTTATATCCTATTCCTGATAACATAAGATTGTTAAGTTTTTCTTGGTCGGGTGTTCCCTCTTTATGTTCACTTTTAAAATTAGTTCCTGTTCCGTCTTCTCTATATTCATTAAATACTCTACAGAATAATTCGTTGTCTATTCCTAGCATTTCTAATAATGATATTCCCTCAGGTGTTGTTACTTTACCAGAAGCTACCTGTTCATCAGTAAATATGCTTTTAGTACCTGAGTTGAAGAAGGTTAGTTGGTTACCGAATTTTAATGAAATATAAATTGGATTACCGTCTTTTACTAAAGTCAAATCAGTCAGAGTTTCTGCAATCGACTGGTTATTAGGTGTGCTAACTAAAGGACCTTCGGGTGTAAATTTTAAAGATCTTTTTTGATTATTACCCCCCTCTTCTCTAACCTCAAAATTGGTAGGTGTTAAATTAAACTCTTTAATCATTTCTTCTACCAAAGCCTGGTGGGTATATTCTGTTCCTCCGTCTTTGAAAAATTGAAGATCATTAGCAACTACAGATTCAAACTTATTACCTTTATTAGCATTCATTCCTCCTGCTAATACTATATTAACTGTTTCGTCTTGTGTATCAAATACAAATGAAGTAAACTTACTACTTGGGTTAGGAGCCTGTTTAGGGGGTACTGCTTTAACATTTATATTCCCAAATACACTCTTAATGTCTTTAACAAATTCTTCTGAATCTACTTTTTCCGTATTAGCTATTCTAATTGGGTTGGACATTGTACTATACTTAGCAGGAAACTTACTTACTATTTTTTGAATAGCTTTAGCTTCATTATCTCCTTTTTTTTCTAGTAAATTAAAACCAAACATAGATTCAAACAAAGCCATATCCTCTTGACTATTAATGTCAGGATATCCTTTTCTGGTCTTGTAGGACCATTCTAGTATAGCTTTATCTATAAGATTCATTATGCTTCTGGTTCTTCTCCTGGTTCTTCGAAGTCGATAGGCTCATCTGTAAGATCTGCTCCACCTTCTTCTCCTCCTGCATCATCTGGTAATGCTGGATCATCTCCTGCTGCTCCTCCTTCTTCTCCGGGGAAATCTCCTCCACCACCTCCTCCGCCTCCGGAATCGATATCTGCAGGTTCACCATCTCCAGCTCCTTTAAGAGGTGCTTCTTTATAAAGTATAGTTAGCTTGTCTAATGCTTGTTGGTAATCTGCAATATTAGAAAGTATGTACCTCTTACCCATTATCTGAGCTTCGAAAGTTTTACCTGTCCATTTTAATATGTAATCTTGTCCATTTTTAAGATTAACTCTAAATGAACTTGGACGAGGAGAAATCCAATCTATAGATTCTACAAATTGTTTAAAATCTTCTGTCTGTAATTTTACAATAGCTGCTCTTACTGTAGGAAACTTACCTAATATCTTATCAGTAGCATCTTCTAATACTGTCTCTTCAGGAGCATCAGTATCTGGTTCTTCTTCTGGTTCTGGTATTTCCTCATCTTCCTCTTCTTCATCAAGCATACTTTCATTAATACCTTCTTTATAGTCGTCAAATTGTTTTCTATACTCTTCGTAGTCAGTTTCTCCTGCATCAGACGCTGCATCTAGAAGATTACCTAACACGGTATCTTCTTCCATTTTAGGATTTTTTAGAGTAATAGCGTTTGGCATATCATCTCCGTATCCTATATGCTGTTCGTAATCTCTTCCCTCAACATACCCACTAGATTTTAAATGGTTAAGTACGTTTTGAATAGCATCTAAATCATAACCAAACGTAAAAGTATCGTCAGATCCTATAATTGCATGTGGAAGTTCCTCTTCATTCTTACTTATAGCAGTATCATAGTCCATTTCTTTTCTACCTGATGCTTTTGCTAATGCTGCATCTATCTTATTAAGCATATCTCCATACTTATCTGCTATTGGACCTCCTTCTGGTTCAGCTTCCTGTTCCATATCTCTCATCACCTGGTCTCTTTTTAACTTAAGTTTTTTTATTAATACTGCTTTTCCCCAAGGGTTTAGTTCCTTTTCACTGCCGCTTTTACCACTTCCTCTTTTTCTACCTATTTTAGTTTTAAGAGCTCTCATTTTCATAAGAACTGGATCATTTATATCCATTTCGTTTATTAAACTAGCATGTACCTGAAAGTCTTTGAATAGTTCTTGTAGAGTTGCTTGCTGTCTTATAATAGCATACTGATCAGGTCTTTCTGTTCTTAAGTATCTTTGCAGCTTTCTAAAATTAGTTCTAATTAATTCAAATAATTCTCTTGCTGCTTTATCAGTCCTAATATCGTCTGATCTCATTAGGTTTTTAATATCAGCAACAATATCTTGCATATCACCGTACATTTTGGAGAATGAAGCTAATTTAATTACTTTATGTCCTATAGATCCTGTAACTTTGTTAGTACCTGTATGTTTCATATACTGACTTAGTTCTTGATTAAAAAAGTCTTTTTCCATATCTACTGGTCCGAACTGCTTTGTCAATCTATCAATAAATGCTTTTGGAAGATCTTTAGGTTTTATAATCTCCCTTTCTTCACTTAATAGCCCGCTATAAGTTTCTAAAATAAGTTTTTCTATTTGTTTCATAGGAACTATTTATTTCTTTTTCTTTTTATATCCTTTGTGCCAGTGTTCATTTGAAGTTTTAATATCCAATTCATTTACCGGTATATCTAATACTGTGTTTCCATTTTCAAATAAAACGTCATAATGAGTAACTACATACTTACTTCCTTCTTTGACTAAGGTATGTTTCTCTGGGATGCAATTACCTTTACCGTACTTTTCATGAACCACTTTGGCAGCACAATCATGAGCAAACCCAGGACCAGCTTCGTCCATATCTAATAAACTATTAGAGTCTAATGTTTGATCTTTACCAATACCCGATACTTTATCTTCTAAATGTTTTTCTAGCTCTTTCTTTTGGGCATTTAATTTTTTAAGCATATTCACTGCTAACTGTTTATTTTTTGGTGACTCAGCATCATTATACATTTCAAGATGAGTCTTTATATGTTTTTTAACCTGAGCTAATCCCTGGTATATTTTATCAACTGAATTTTCATCTAAATCATCTCTTCCATCTAACATAGCTTCTAGCTTTCTAATGGCCATTTCTAATGCTTCATCTTCTGATATATTAGCAGTGTGAGCTAGATTTCTTACTACTTGTTCTAAGTCTTCAAAAGCTGCTCTTACAAATCTATCTTCATTTTCTTCTAGATTGTCTCCTACTCTACCGTATTCAAAGTTTATTCCGTAATGTTCTCCGATAGCTTCCATTACCTCCATAGCCTCTTCTTTTTCACTGAATCCTGATTCAGCTGCTTTATCACTAATGAGGTTAGTAATAATATCCATATCCCCTCTACCTTCATCTACCTTATCAGTATAAGCCATATTAGTAGGATCGCCTTTTGAAGGTTTAATTTTAGTAGTCATTCCATGTCCCTCTAGAGCTAATTGATCTAAAGCAGGTTGTTTTTCTTTTGAATCTAAATAATGAAAAGCTGAGGAAATATATTCTCTGGCTAATATTAATTTAGATTGCCACCAATTAGGAAAATCTACTTCTCCATCATGTTGGTTATATTTTTGTAATTTTTTAACTAACTTAGCAGCATATTGAGATGTTTCGTATGCAGTATTTTGAAGCATATCTGGTTCGTCGTCAACATGTCCTATGTCTATATCTGGTTCTTCCATATCTTTTTCTCCTTCTGTTTCTTTTATAAACCCAGATATATTAGTACCTAAAATTTTTATCTTATCTCCTTTTAGATCTATAATTGTATCTATAGCATCTTTTTCATCTGGGACGAAAAAAGTATCGGTACCGTTGAATGAATAGTTTCCATTAAGATATTCTTCACAGTAGGCTAAAACTTCCTTAACATCTTTAGAAGCTACCTTAATGTAATGCTGTTCATCATCTCCGTCATGATCTTTACCTTTCTTTTCTTTTATTTCGTCTAAGTCGTGACTTGCGTCTACAACAGAAATACCATTAGCTTCTAAATCCATAGATAAGTCGTAAATAAACTCTGCTGGATCTGAGTCAGGATTATAGCGATCGTGATTAGTAGTTGCTGATGTAAAGTTAAAGTATACAATTACATTTCCGTCTCCATCATCATCAACTATATCAGTACTTACATACTCACCGTCTAAATTTTGATCCATTACCTGCATGGCTTTCTTATAGTCACTTTTAGATACTTTAATATAAGTTGTTTGATGAGGACCTTCATGAACTGGTAGAGAATCAGATTTATGACCTTCTAAGTGTTTTAATATTACTTTAGCTTCTGTAAATTTATACATTTGTTTGAGCATCGCAGCTACTATTTGATCACTACCTTGATCTCCACTTTCTAAATAGTTATGTAGTCTTTCACCTAATTGATCTACAGTTAGGTTAGTTACGTCGGATGTCTTTTTAATTACAGCATCTATTTTATCTGAATCTGATTCATAGAATGATGCTTCGTTCATAGATTTGAAGTGTTTCATTAATTCATTAGCTAATACGTCTACTTGTATTATTGGTTCGCCTGAAGGTTTTACACCTACATCAACTAATCCTTTATCAAAACTAAAGTCTGCTAAATGAAGGGTATCGTTTATCATATGAAAAGAAAAAGCATCGTCACTATTATTTTTATATACTACCTCAATATCGAAAGAATTTTCTTCAATATGAGTAGCTTTCATGTGAGCTATATCATCTCCTGAATCTTTGAGAGCTTTAGCTACTGCCTGACCTACCTTTTTGGCAATAGCTTTAGTCTCATCAAGCGAGAACTTAATGTCCTCTTTAATATTTTTACCAGATGCAGTTTTTATAGTATCTACATCAGAGTTATTTTTTAATTTTTTTAATTCTTCTTCATCATCGTATTCTATAGCTGTATTATTAACAAAAGCAGTTTTTTCTGCTTCAGCAAGCTGTTTAGTTAGGTTCTCCTTAAGAAGTTGGAGTTGATTTTCAGTGTCTTTAACAGGAATGTTCTTTTTTGGGGTGTAAGTGCCGTTCTTAATACTAGTTAGTGTAAATTCACACTTAGTCAAACGGTCTTTGATTTCTTTATAGGTCATTTTGTAAAGTTCTTTTATATACGTATATAAATAAATAGACTAACTATCCCAAATAACGTGTTTGAACTGTTCAGGTGAAATCCCGAAATAATTAGTTCTCCACTTACTTTGTTCAAAAAAATCTAAATGGTACCACTGGTTTCTTAAGTCCCAGATATCTACTGCTACTTCATCCCAATCTAATCTAAGAACTAATTCTTCAATTTCCAACTTTTTTTGCATTACTTCTTCGTAATTAAAAGAATCCCATTCATAGTGGAATACTTCAAAAGCGGATGTAGGAGAAACAAAATCTATTGAGATATCTATACCCCATTTAGGTTTCATAAAAGCTAATTTAAATAGCATAGGGTTTATATCCTCCCCAATTGCAGTAATTTGTTCTAAAGCATCTCCTTTAAAACCTTTTCTTTCAAATATGTCTGAATGATTAATATGAGCACCAGATTTTTTATCCCACACTAACCAGTCATGCCTTAAACAATCTTCGTGTCTTCTAAACGCTTTATCATATCCATTACGAATAGCGAATTCTTGTTCTGCTTTTGTTAAATGGTAACCGTTTTGATCAAAGAGGTCCACACAAGATGGATCATATAACACTTGCGGTGTATCTGTAGCATCAATGAAGTATGCTTCTTGTTGGAGGGTGCTATTTGTTAGTTGTATTGACAATTGCTGGGGGTGTTATATTACGTTTCTTAAGTTCTTTTAGTATTGAAGCTCTTTTCTTTTTATAGCTAGAAGCTCCGTACCACTCAAGTAGTTCTTTAGTAGAGGTAGATGACGGAGTATAGTGTATTACATTAAACTTATTGGTCATTTTACCTTTAGAGTCTTTAATATATTGTTTAGAAGATGGTTTTAATTTTATAGACATTTTTTATTTATTGTTATTTTTTTTCCGCTTTTCATATTAGCGCACCAATGGTACATTTTAGCTTTTTCACCTGAAGCGTTCTTTGCTTTTCTACGAAGGTCCGTAACTGAACCGTTACAACTAGCACCGGATTTCTTTACTCTACCTGGTCTAGATTTACCTTTCTTCTTTCCATCCTTAAAGTTCTCTTTATATATTTTTTCATCTACTACTATGATACTTTCAGGAGTATATGAATTACCCACAAATAGTGTTTCTTTTTCACTCTCCTTAGAATATTCCATATCTTTTGAAAGTTCTCCCATATAATCAGGATGTAAAATAAAATTTGGATTATCTAAGGAAACTTTTACATACCCTCCAACTCTATCATCTGATTTTTTATGATCTACATATCCAGAGTAATGTCCAAATCCTTTAGCGACATCTTCATCTGTTGAGAAGCTCAAAAAACCTCTTTTACCTTTAGAAGTTATTTTTAAACTAGAAGGTACTTCATATTCAGTTATACCGTTAGAATTAGACTTTACTTTTAACTTATTAATAAACTCTTTATTAAAAGTCGTGCCTCTATATCCAAATTTATTTCCTCCTACTCTTGGGTCTAACTGTTGAGGGTATTTAGGTTTTAATTTTATAAGATCTTTAAGCAGTTTTAGATTAATATCAGTATAATCTTCTATATAGTTTTTTAATTGCTGGCTTACTTTAGTATCATTAAAATTTTCTAATGCTGGAGGGGTGTTATCATTGCCGCATTTGTGACAAATATATAAATCTTCTCCACCGTCTACTCTATTCCATGACCAATCGCAGTTATTGCATTCGATTACATCGTTTACAATTTCTCCAATGAGTTGTGCTAGAGTTAAAGTCATTATTTTAGTTTACCTGAGCTACGAGCTATTAGTTCTTTTGCGTACTTACTTCTACCGCTTCTTTTTAAGTAGTCTATATATCTTTGATCTTTTTCTTTAGGTCCATCATCTTGCTTATTTTTACCGAAGTTGTCTGCTAACCAATGAAGTGTTTTTTCTTCAGACCAATTCCAGTTACTCATTATATAGTCAACTAACTCTTGACCTTTAATTTCTCTTTCATTACCTTCTCCTTCTTGCTTTAATTTATTACCTGCTTTGACTGCATCTTTATGAGCATTAGAATTACCATGAGAAGATTTCTTACCTGCTTTTTTCTTAGCGTTTATATTAGCCCAAAGACCTTCTTTATACTGTGTAGCTTTAGGTACTTTAGATCTTGTCTTATCTTTTGGATCTGATTTACGAGCTCCTCTTTCTTTAGCATCTGCAGACATAGTTCCTTTTACTAGATTACCTGATTTAGTAAAGTAATGACCTGATGGTGCTCCTTTAGTCTCAGATTTATTAATCTTCTTACCGGCTTTAACTGCATCTTTATGTGCATTAGAATTTTTATGAGCAGGTTTTTCACCTCTAGCTTTTTTAGCTCTTATATTAGCCCAAAGACCTGGTTTTTCTTCTCTTAACTGTTTAAATGCTTCTTTTAAATTTTTCATAATACTTTATTGTGAATGCATTATTAACATTCTTATTATTACTGCTGCTAAGATACCAAAAATAACCCAGAGGGCTTTAGAAACTGTATCCTTCCAACGTTCTAATTCAGTTACTCTCAACATTTGCTCACGAAATTCTTTTTCGTTAGCTTGTAATTCTTGACGAAATTCAGTATTTTTATTGGTACTTACTATTACTCCGGTATCGGGGTTTAGTAAAGTATACTTCATTTCTGACATGTCTTCTTTCATCTCTTGCAGGTCTTTTTGAATAATCTTCACCTCACCATTTGGCATGTTGGTTTTGATGTGCTTTATCTCCTGTAATAGATTTTCTAATACCTCTCTTTGGGTCATTCTTTATCTTTTTTATTAATTAAGCATAGATTTACCAATTATGGTATTTGTATATAAATATTTACTTTTTTGCTTTCTTTAAAACCGTAAGGAATTCTTTTAAATTATTCATAA